TTCATTTTCCTAATCCTTCTGTTATGTAAATCAGTGTTGCTAGTGACAGCATAAAACAATACATTATTAAGAGCATATCAAATTTGCTCCTACAATTATTATTGCTATTTCAAGTAGTATTATAAAACAATTCTGCGCGATAGTCATTTTTTCGTGCCTTCTCTGTGTGTGTGTGGTTATTATATCAAAATACATCCCATTGTACAGCATTAATAGTGTGTTTATTAACATTTATTTCCCTTGCATGTAGGAAAAGACTGTGCTATAATCGGCGCGCTCAGGCACCCGCACACAGGCAACGCTGTTGCGCTTGACCCCCACCCCGGAGCGGCGCGGTCGCGCCGACCCCAGTATACAGCAACCGGTGAGCAGTGTCAACCTTTATTTTCATTTATTTTCGGTTGCAATGCCTGGCCCTATATGCTAAGCAGCGTAGGCGAATACATACATACGCTTATTACCGTCATATATATCCTTACCCTTTAGCCTTACCTCACGCGCCTTCTTGTCAACGCTAACGATGTTAGCCTTACCATATTTAGTTTGGCCTGATATAGTCAGCCCCTTATCCTTAGCCAAGTCAAACCATATCTTCCGGCCGCCCTTAGATTGACAATCACCGGCCTGTATCATAATGCCTAGACGCTTAATGATATAGCTATATGCCCGTGCTGCTATACCCTTACCAGCATACCTATAATCTAGGCGTGTCATGTCTATATGCCAAGCGTTAGTAAAGTCTGATGATTTAGATAGCTGAACATCGAGCACCCTTTTCTTGCGTGAGGGTATACGCTTATGTGATATGGATGTATCGATAACATCTATCGCTATCATATCATCCTCCCATATAGTGTACCATACCTGTAGCTTACGGAATGAGCCGATCAGTATTGAATCGTCGGGAGCAAAGAAGCCTAAGTCCTCGCGCTTACGCATTGTTATCCTATCCATTACATTGCCTCCCATTCTGCAGCAGTGATGCCGGTCATGATAAACTCACGCTCATCAGGTGTTAGATTAGGCATAGCATTTTGTATAAGCTCACCGTCCTCCCATGCTATGATCTGTTCCATAGTAACATCTATAGTTAAGGTATGGATGTTACCTGTTAGTGTGCTCTTATTAGTGATGATCATTTCTTTCCCCAAAATTGATAGTATGTAAAGATGATAAGTATAACAGCTATGGTGGTAGTGTCAACCATAAGCCAATCATAATCATTAAAGGTTGTGCCTAGTCCGAGTATTCCTTCTGCTAGTAGTCTCATGTCCTTCCCCTTCTCTTAGTTGATGCAATCATTGTATCAAGTGATGAAGATAATGTCCAGTTATTTATTAGAATAAAAAAGCATAAGCAAGGGGGCGGTTAGACGACCTGGTTATATGCCGCGCGCTGGGGCTCCCCCTCACGTATAACTTTGTAATATTTCAAGAAAGCAAAAAGGTGTTATAACAACTTTGTAATATTTCAAGAAAGCAAAAACCAAAAAAAGACTTGCCCAAACCACAACCCCAACACCCCAACTCGAAAAAAATTCTTGACAATTTATGATAATTGATGTATGATTGCAACAAATAGGAGAATTTTTTATGGCGTATGGTTTTCAACAATTTAATAAAGCGGGTGATGTAATAGTAGACTCTAGTGCCCCTACAAAGCTGCTGCACAAACTATGGGACCAAGTAACAATAACCCTTTGGCCTCAAAATGTCGCTACATCCTCTCAGCCTGCTGTAAGATACTACACACTTACAGGCGTAACCTCCCCCGCAGACCTACTTAATAACTACGTTATTGTACGAACAGATGCGGGAGGTTTTTGGTCATTGGTTGGCTCAGATGATGCAGAACATGCTTTCACGTACTCCTCCGATAATACTGTTAAAGTAGAGTTTGCCACCGTTTGTAGAGACTACTGGGGATCAAATGTTCGAACCTGTCAGGTATGGGATGCACAGACCCAGACTTATGATATATTTAGTATAGGGAAAGCTCTCTAATGGCATATGGTGTAGAAGTGCTAGATCTTAATGGTAGAACTGTGTTTAACAGCACCCACCCTTGTGAGTTAACAATTTGGAGCGGGGAAATTGTTACTGCTACCCAAACAAACAATACATATGGAGGTGGAGGGGGTGGAGTCAGTGCTCACATACCTCTTCCTGATTACTGCTTCGGTTCCGATAACGGAGTACTAGGAACAGCCGTTACTAGAAATACACTATCCTCAGCACCTACTGTAACTACTAATCTAGGTGCAGGTTACTCAGTAGTTAACTATACAGGCACACTAGCAGATGATGAAGTACTCATGCCTTATATCAGCCCCACAGAAGCTGCAGCTAGGATAAATGGTAGGATGCTATTTAACTACATAGGCGTAGCTTATTTTGAGTCAAGCACTCACTATGGAGTTGTAGCAGGACCGGGCTGGACCTTCGATTGGTCTCAGGCTTATACAGTTTGGAAGATGAAAGCAGGGACAGATATGTCCGCTCTGCATGGTACCGTTACAGGAACCTCCGTAGCTACTTTTACTACTGCGGATAGGTCTCCGACTATCTGGATACGTCCTAAAAGTAGTAGTTTCAGTGGGAGGTTCAGTATCCTAGCAGGGAACTATGTAACTCGCTACGGTAATACCTCTTTTGCTACTACTCCTCACTATGCGGTACCAAGACCCACAGTACTTGGGGAAAATTCGCTATATAATACAGGTTTCGTATTATTCACTGACCAAACAGGAGGGCATACCTTTGAAGTAAAAATTACTGCACCCGCTTCTGATTGGGGTGCTATAGCAAGTACCCATACTTTAAAGTATGCAGTAGACATAGTAAATGGTAGTAATCCTATACCTACCCATGGAATTGAATCCTATACAGATAGTGGGTTTCAACACCACTCTGCTAGTACTGTGGGACAGTGGACTACATATAGTAGCCTATCTCGCCCAGCTAAAGTATATGAAGCAAAAGGTCTAGCACCTCCATCCTACACCCCCAACTGGAACCTTTCAACTAGTGTCTCAACTCAGACTATGATAAACGTAGCCTCAGGGTCTGCAGCCAATGATAATAAATATTACTGTAGAATGACTGGAACCTCTAAAGTCGCTAACAAAGCGTACTATGATGGTACCTATTCAACTATCGCAACTTATACCCATATGTACCAGTGGGACGCAAATTATGATATAGAAGCACAGTGGAGAAGGATTTACTACGTAGGCGTAGGTGTAAACCACTACCCAACCAGTGTCTATGGCAGGCACACTTATGGCAATAAGCAATTATTTGCAATAGCAGATTTCGGAGAACCAATGTAATGTATAAAATTTCAACAGATACCAGTGGTAATATTTTAAACCAGTATATAACCTCGCTGCCTGAACCCGCACACTTAGAAGTTGTAGATGGGGTTACATGGCTAGAGAGTGATATAAGAAAAGATGTACTTCTACATTACTGGACAGGAAGTGCTTGGGCAGACAAAGCTGCCAAAGACGACGAGGACACTATTTGGTCCGTATGGAATGGCTCAGACTGGGTAGAAGATGCAGTTCTTAAGCAGAGTATCCAGCTTTCTGTACTTTACGAGATGAGAGGTGAGCGAGGAGCTCTTCTAGCTAATTCTGATTGGACACAGATTGCAGACAGTCCCCTTACTGATGCTAAGAAAGCTGAGTGGGCTGCATACAGGGTCGTACTACGAGATTATCCTAGCAATAATACTGGGCACACAAGTTTTGCTACTCTGGTCTGGCCTTCAGTACCAGCATAGAAAAATAAATCTTGACAAAACTATCAAAGTCCCGTATAATTGGAGCAATAAAAGAGGTACTCAAATGAAAAACTTATTATTTATGCTTTTAATGGTTTCATCAGTTGCAGTTGCGCAAACAGATCCCATTGTAACAGAAAGCACAGTTGATACAAGTAGCAGAAACACAACCACGTTGAAATCTCCACCTCCTTCAGCGATTACACCAACTATGAACATATCTAATTCAGACTTGTGTACAGTTGGTATAGCAGGTGCAGTACAGACACAAATACTTGGTATCTCAGCAGGAAGTACTGTTCGAGATATGAACTGTGAAAAGTTAAAGAATGCTAAGACCTTGTTCGACATGGGCATGAAGGTAGCGGCTGTATCGGTTATGTGTCAAGACCAAAGAGTCTTTGATGCAATGATGATGGCTGGAACACCTTGTCCTTTCGATGGTATGATAGGGGCCGAAGCAAAAGCTGCTTGGATAACCAACGGGGATAAACAACCCGTAGAGATTGAACTAGTAGAAAGGGAGATGACAGATGGTAAGAAGACTATGCTTGGTGGTGCCGGTGTTGCTAGTTTACTCCTCCTGCTCTTACTCTGAGATAACCTTCGAGCAAAGCACAAACGCAGCTTCGGCAGGTTATAACTGGGTAATGACCAACATACTTCCAGAGTATGCTGGTTTAACTGTTAATGGTGTAGTATATCGCTACACCACTGTTAAAGCTACAGAAGACGATATGTTAGTTAGTGTACAGAATGAAAATGCACTAGGTGACGGATATATATTTAGAAGTGTTGACGATTGGTCAGGACTTCCTGGGAATAGCATAAACAGAGTAATACCTGTAGGCAGTATCCCACTAGAGGCATGGGGAGATGGTTCGATCTCCTGGACAGGTACTGGTGACGTAACAGATGCTACGGTTATCTATAGTTATCAATATGACTTGTGCGTTGACCCTCAAGTAGATCCAAGTTGTGCAGAGTATGTAGCTCCTGTTGTGGCTTTACCAGCAATAGAAATAGTAGACCCTTTGCAAGATGAGTTCATTAGATTAGAGCTAGAAAAGAAAGCAGCCCTAGACGACGAAGATGAAGAAGAAAGACAGCGGTTGAAGAAGAAAGATGGCAAGAAAAAAGAAAGACTTGAAGTACTGCTAGGTAGCATAAATACTAGCTTACTAGCCGCTCAAGCACTTGCCCAAGCCCAGTTACTGCTAGCAATGAATAACTATATTGGAGCCTACTATACTACGATGCCAGGAGGCGTGTATAAAGAGACTCTTACTTATGGTGATACGCAGTTACCTGATAATAATACTGCAAAGCGCGTTAGCTTTGCCCAACAGTTACTACACGAGAAAATGGTAAGTTCCCAATTTAATAACCTAGTCTCAAAGCCTTAAATGAAGGACTAAACTTATGTTTAATAAAACTCTACTTGCACTTAGTGCAGCAATGATCGTAATACCGGCATCTGCCGAAAACGTACCAATTAGCGGTAACGTAGAATCCAAATGTGTGATTACTACTGAAACCAACGGAGTATATGGAAACCCTACTCCAAGCAAGCTTAGTACGCTTCCAGCAGACGGTGGAGTTGTTCCCATTATTCGTTTTGATGTGGTAAGTGCTAACTATTACAAAGCAGTAATAGCAACACCTAACGACTTCTCAGCCAGCCCTTCATTGAACGATGTTGTTGCCTGGACTGGAACAACTAGCGTTGGCGAAGTTAGTGATGCGTTGATGTCTGCTTATGATACAGATAAAGTTGTGTACAACAACTACTCAGAGTTTGATTTAACTATAGCTGGCTCAACGTGGTTTAAAGCTGAGTCTACAGCTGTATATGGCTATGACAAGTCTTTTCCTTCTGGCAATTATAATGCAGTCGTGGAAGCAGAGTGCATCGCACTTTAATATTTACTATGCTACTAGGACTGAGTGGTTACGCAAGTAGCCATCAGTTCACTCCTACCTATCCTGAGTGGGAGAGCTCTTACTCACCAGGCATAGTACAAACTACTATGTTACTGTTTAATAGTAGAGAAGAGATAAACTATTACGAAATAAAAGTATTTGATGAGGAATGGAATAGCCTTCCATTTGCCGGAGCAGGTATCGCAAATGTTATGTATGTACCTTACCTAGACCGGAAATTTATTCCCATTTACCTACGAGAGAAAGACGTAGGTCTCGCTAGATATATCTGTTCACGTTCTAAGATACTAGCAGGAGGGGTTCAGGCCAGCCAAGTGTCTTCAAGAATTTGTTCAAAACTAAAGTGACTTATATTGAAATATTTAATAGTACTACTACTACTTACCAGCTACCAGTCTTGGGGACAGTCTAATTCTTTGAACCTAGCTATCCCTAACTCTTCTCAAAGCTATCAATCAGATAAGTTCAGGGCAGGACAACTAGACTGCCAGATGGCTATAGGAGCTTCCACTAATGTGGAATTCGGGGTCGTGGGACTGCTTAGTAAAGAAGATGGCAGTAGTCCTCATAATCAGGAAGCAACTTCTTTTAACTCGTACAACACCCCCAATATGCGAGATATAGGTGTTTACGCTAAGATAACAATACCCATAGGGGCACCAAAAGAAAGACTAAATTGTAACACACTTTATCAGCTAGAACTAACTAAAAAACGACTAGAGGTACAAAAACTAACACAAGAGGTAGAGAATTTAAAACGCTTAGCGTTTGAGAACTAAGAAAAAGGGGATATATGGCAGAAGTTGAGTTTGGAGGGATGACCTTTAAAGGTGGTAAGATGATGATAATGCTTACCGCGCTATCCACACTTGGTGGTGCCACATGGGCTGGTTTTGAGTTCTACAAGGATTACACAGATATGGCTGAAGTCGTGTCTAACATAGATACAGCTAAGATAGAAGAACGTAATAAAATTATCGAAAGCAAACTAGATGCTGCAATAGAGTACACCCGCGATATCAAAGGGGGCTTACGAGACGACATACTAGGAATAGAGAAACAAGCTGATCGTGTCGAAGACAAGGTTAGAGAGTCTGAAGAGCGTATTCGCAGTACCATTCAGAATGCAGAAGAACGGTTTGAGGCTAAACGTGATGCTCTACAAACTGATTACGATACTAAAGCTAGCAGACTGCGTGAGTTTAACGATACACGAATCTCAGACTTGCAAACTAAGGTCACTAGAGACATGGATGAACTTGAAAAACGTATCTCAGACAAATTACAAAGAGCACTTGATAACCCGCTTGCGGACTAATACCTTGCAAAAATAAATCTTGACAACGAACCTCACTTTGAGTATAATCTGTATCATGGCAAAAGAATTAACCACAATATCCCCAGAAGGACTAGAGATAGCGAATAGTTATCTTCAGTATGGCAATATTCGCGGCGTGTGCGAGTATCTTCAAGTAGCAGAAACACAGGTAGTTGAAGTCCTTAATAAGCGCGAAGTGAAAAGGTATATTGATACAGTATACCTAGATATGGGCTACCGTAATAAAAATAATATCGGTTCCTTGTTAGATGAAATGATCGCATCCAAATTAGAAGAAGCTCAGGAGACTGGTGTATACTCTAGTAAGGATTTAGCAGACCTATTGCAGATGGCGCATAAGATGCGCATGGACGAAATTAAGGCGCAAGCTGATCTGCTCAAAGCAGAAGGAAGCACTATCAAGAACCAAACGAATATACAGCTCAATGAGTCTGTGCCTTTCGGTCAAGGTAACTATGGTAAGCTTATGGAAAAACTACTAAATGGCACCGAATCCTAGCACCGAAGATATGAACAGTGTACTCGACGTATCTAGACACGTAGACGAGCTCGCGCACGGTCTCAACACTCATGAAGTTATGTGTGAAGAGAGATGGAAAACAACTTTTACCAGACTAGAGACAATAGAAAAAGGATTACAACGCATAGATAGCCGACTACTTTCTATGGGTGGCATCATCATTGTGTTTCTGGCAGGGCTAGTAGTAACACTAGCAACTACAGGGGCAGTATGAAGAAGCCAAAAAGAAAACTACCCAAACGTGGGCAGAGAGCCGCAGGTAACAAGCGCAGAAGGGGAAAGAAATGATTGAATTATTTGAAAAACGAGGTAAATGGTGTTACAGAGACGCAAACGGAAAAATACACAAGTTTGCTACTAAAGAAGAAGCAATGTACCTTGGATTAGGTGTAGAACCAGAAGAGTCTGAAGAGAGCTGTGCGTGTGAAGACTGTGACTGTGATCCTTGTGAGTGCGAAGAGTATGCAGCTATACTCAAAGAGCTCGAGGAAGAAGAGGGTAAGGAATGACAGATATTCATCCAGCCGACACTAACGGTGATGGTGTAGTATCAGACGAAGAACAAAAGATGTATCTGGAAGCAAAGCGGAAAGAGCTTGAAGACCAAGATGCAATGCGAGACGCGCAAAGAAACATGGCGTGGTTTGCACTAGGAGGGATGCTACTATACCCCTTCGCAGTAGTAATAGCAGAAATTGCAGGGTTGCCTAACGCAGCGAAAACTTTAGGTGATATGGCACCTACATACTTCGTATCCGTAGCCGCCATCGTAGCAGCGTTCTACGCTAAAGAAGCAATTGGGAAAAAATAATAATGGAAATGTTAGTTGATTTAGCGGTAACTTTTTGGCAATGGACAGTGCTCGGAATACTAGTTATTGCTGGCTTCGTTGTAAATAAACTGGATAAAGGAGAACAGGAGCCTAGAGTAGGTTTTAAATACTCTTCTATGCCTAAGATGCAACCTGTCCCTATTGGTACAGCAAGTAAAGGTTTTTGGAAGGGCATATTGATGTGGCTCTTAACTACTCGCAAGTGGGAGATCTGTGAAGACTTTCATTATAGCTTGAGAGGGGAAGAGTACGTAATTCCAGCAGGGTTTGAATTCGATGGAGCTTCAGTACCTAAGTTTCTAGCTACCTTCTTGTCCCCTGTAGGAGTACTCCTGATGGGTGGCTTAGTCCATGACTATGGATACAAATATGCTACCCTTATGAAAAAAGATCATAGGTCTATCGGACCTGTCGATCAGAAGTATATGGACATACTATTCCGTGACATTTGTATTGAAGTAAATGGGTTCAAAGTATTAAACTACCTTGCCTACTGGTCGCTACGTGCGGCTGGCTTCGCAGCGTGGAACGGACATAAAAAGAGGGGTACACATGAACTACTTTAATAAACTTATGAACGAACGCACATCTTTAGATGGTGTGATGCTTATAGGAGCATGCGCTAGCATACTTCTACTAGGAGGCTTAGTTGGATGGGCAGCCTGGGCAGGCCTAGTATATGGCATATGGACTTTATTAAACACTGAAGATTAAGAGAATAACATGGCAATAGAAATAAGTCGCAGAGATATAATCTCTACTGAAATAGCTGAACTAGGGGCTGAAGAGAAGTTTATAAAGCTCCCAATAGACCCGTACTTAGCATTACTAAAGGTTACACCCCTACCTTCACAGGTAGCTATTATTAACGCTATTAATAACCCTAAGTATCGATTTGTTTGCGCTGCTGTATCTCGTAGACAGGGAAAGACCTATATAGCTAATATTATTGGTCAACTAGTTTCTTTAGTTCCAGGCTCTAATATTCTCATTATGTCTCCCAACTACGCGCTTTCCCAAATCTCCTTCGATTTACAAAGAACATTAATTAAACACTTTGATCTAGAAGTAACGAAGGACAATGCAAAAGACAAAGTCATAGAAATATCCAATGGCTCTACGGTGAGAATGGGTTCTGTAAACCAAGTTGACTCTTGTGTTGGTCGCTCTTACGATCTTATTATATTCGACGAAGCAGCACTAGCAGATGGCAAAGATGCTTTCAATGTAGCACTAAGACCCACACTAGATAAACCGAATTCAAAAGCATTGTTTATTTCCACGCCACGGGGTCGCAACAACTGGTTCTCCGAGTTCTTTTATAGAGGCTTTTCTGATGAGTTCCCTGAATGGGTATCTATTAGAGCTACGTATAGAGATAACCCACGTATGTCGGAATCAGACATATCAGAGGCGCGTAAGTCTATGTCAGAGGCAGAATTCAAACAAGAGTATGAAGCTGACTTTAATACTTATCAAGGTCAGATATGGAGTTTCGACTTTGAGACTAACGTAAAAGATTTGTCTCAGTTTGATACTAGTAAAATGGACGTGTTCGCGGGCCTGGACGTAGGTTTCAAAGATCCGACAGCAATGTGTGTAATCGCCTATGACTGGGATGCGGAGCAATACTACTTAGTAGATGAGTATCTTAATAACGAGAGAACTACAGAACAACATGCTGTTGAAATACAGAAGTTGATCGATAGATGGGATATAGACTATATCTATATTGACTCGGCGGCGCAGCAGACACGATTTGACTTTGCACAGAACTATGACATCTCTACTATCAATGCTAAGAAGTCCGTACTAGATGGAATCGGACATGTTGCAGCCATTGTAGATAATGGAACCCTCTTTATAGATCAGGAGTGCAAACAGGCCTTAAGTTGCCTAGATGCCTATCAATGGGATCCGAACCCTAATCTAATAAAGGAAAAGCCTAAGCATAACATGGCTTCACACATGGCCGATGCACTTCGCTACGCACTTTATTCGTTTCAGACTGCAAATATATCCTTCTAGCGATACCTAAGCAAAAATAGTGTTTGACAAGCGACGTTAGACAAGATATAATTCTTCTAATGAAAAATCAGGAACCTGAACCAAAATGCCTAAGCTAAAGCGTGATGTTGTAAAGTATGTACGAGACAAGGCTAAGTCTAAGTATAATAAAGGTTCGGCTTGCGAGATTTGTGATGAGACAGAGCAGTTAGACTTTCATCACTACTATAGTTTAACGCCCCTGTTAAATCAGTGGCTTATCGCTAACAAACATAATCCTGAGTATATACAAGCACTTAGAGATGACTTTATAGAAGAGCACCATGCGGAGCTTTATGACCATACAACTACTATTTGTCATACACACCACTTAAAGCTACATTCAATTTACGGTAAGGATCCTTCGTTAGGTACTGCAAAGAAGCAGATGCGCTGGGTACAGATTCAAAGAGAAAAACATGGCTTGGTACAGTAATATATTAGGTAGGACCGAGAAGTTGAATCCCGCCCAGCAATTTGATGTTGGAAAAAAGGAAGGCTCTAGAGAGCTAACCCTCAGCTATACGCGGGCATATGAAGAACTAGAGATAGTCAATCGTGGCGTGAATATGATCGTTGACGATTGTGCTGAGATTCCTACTCTTGTTAAACCCAATACTAACACTAAAGGTGTTGTTAAAGGCATCAAGAGAACTAAAGTAGAGACACTACTTAACCGCGAACCAAACCCTTATCAAGATATTAACAGCTTCCGAAGAAACCTAATTACAGATTTCATTGTAGACGGCAATATCTTTATCTATTTTGATGGTGCTCATATGTACCATCTACCTGCAGAAAAAGTTATTATACATGCAGACGACAAGACTTATATCTCTCACTACTCTTTAAATGATGTTGATTTTAGTACTGATGAAATCATTCATATCAAAGAAAACTCTTTTCATTCTATTTACAGAGGCGTTCCTAGGCTAAGTCCTGCAGCTCGTACGATGAATCTTATTTCATCTATGCGTAAGTTTCAAGACAACTTCTTTAAGAACGGTGCTGTACCTGGTCTTGTATTGAAGTCACCCAATACTTTATCTGATAAGATCAAAGAACGTATGATCTTGTCTTGGCAGCAACGTTATAGCCCAGATGCTGGTGGAAGACGACCTCTAATTCTAGATGGTGGTATCGAAGTAGATACTATCTCAAACGTAAATTTTAAAGATTTGGATTTTCAACAAAGCATAGCTGACAATGAAAAGATAATTTTGAAGGCACTCGGAGTCCCTCCAATTCTTTTGGACTCTGGAAATAATGCTAACATTCGTCCAAATTTACGACTCTACTATTTGGAGACTATCCTTCCTATAGTTAGAAAAATCAATTTTGCAATGACTCGATTTTATGGTTTCGAGTGTGTTGAAGACATTACCGAGATTCCGGCTTTGCAGCCAGAGTTAAGTGACTCTTCAGCATATTATACTTCATTAGTAAATGGTGGTATTATTACTCCTGCTGAAGCCAGAGAAAGACTAGGTTTCCCAGAGCTAGAGGGTACCGCAGAGATCAGAGTTCCTGCAAACATCGCAGGATCTGCAGTCGACGCCAATGAAGGCGGCAGACCAGTTGAGGACAACGAAGATGGCGAATAAAGTAAAAATTAATAAAGCTCTTAAAAGTTTAACAACTTACTTCTTGAAAGAAGGTAAAATTCTTAAGGAAGAGGCGTACGCCAAGCTAGGCTCAAACCAGCCTGTTATGGGTTCTACGCTTAATAGTATTTTTGGAGGTTATAGAGGTGCAATAACAACACTAAAGGCTAATACACAGTTTTGGCCACTTGTTAAGTGCCTAGATAAGCCCGAAGTAAAACCTACAGTAGAACCTGTAGAAACTAAAGCACCCGTGGAGCCAATACCTGCTAATAAGCCTGTAGCCGCTAAACCTGCTAAAGTTAAAGTGGAGAAGAAAGATGGATAAGATTTTTAGTCTTACGTCCACGTTTAAATCATCAGAGACTGAAGACGGCTCTGTGATGATTCGTGGTATGGCAAGTACTTCTGACTTTGATCGCGCAGGCGATTCAATCTCAGTAGAGGCTTGGCAGAAAGGTGGCTTGAAGAACTTTGAAAAAAATCCAATTATTCTATTTAATCATGATTATGATAGACCAATTGGTCGCGCTACCGGGATGAAAGCTGGTCCCGAGGGCTTAGAGTTGGAATGCAAGATCAGTAAGAGTGCCCCTGGCAACGTAGCTGAGCTTGTTAAAGACGGTGTTCTTGGAGCCTTTTCTGTTGGTTTCAGAGTCAAGGATGCTGATTATATTAAAGAAACCGATGGACTAATGATTAAGGACGCTGAGTTGTTTGAGGTTTCGGTTGTTTCCGTACCCTGTAATCAAGAAGCTACTTTTTCGCTCGCGAAGTCTTTTGACTCAGTTGATGAGTACGAAGCCTTCAAAAAAACTTTCACTAATCGTGTAGATCTAGCCGGTCAGTCTCTGGCTAAGGACGAAGTTAATACTTCAAATGTAGCTAGGGATAACACACCGAAAAGCGTGGAGCTTGACTCCACAGATCAGGAGATCAAAATGGACAATCAAAACATCGACTTGGAAGCTTTTGCAAAGAAGGTAGCTGAAGATACAGCTGCTAAAATCGCAATGAAGCAAGCCGAGCAAAAAGCAGCTGAGAAAGCTGAAGCTGATAAAGAAGCTTCTGTTGTTGAAGCACAAAACATCAAAGTTAAGACTGGTATTCAGTCTGGCGTTGAGCAACTCATGGCTGACATGGAAGCCAAGATGGAAGCTAAAGACGCTGACATCGCTAAAATCCTAGCAGAGCACAAAGCTGACCTTGAAGAGAAGTCTTCTGAGCTCACTGCTATGCAAAACAGCAAGAAGTCTTTCTCAGGACGTGAGCAAGACCTTAGCAAGTTCGGTAAGGAATTCCTTATGGCTGACGTTCTTGGTAAAATTACCAAGAAAGGCATGAACGGAACTGCATTTGGACAAGCTCTTATGCAAAAAGCTGGTGTTCAGTTTGACACTAACGCAGGCACTTTAGATACTATCGTTGCTACTCACTTTGAAGAAGAAGTACGTTTACAGCAGAAGGTTGCTGGTCTTTTCCGTGAAATGAACGTTAATTCTGGCGCAACTGTACTTCCTTTGATGGATGACACTAACGTTGCTTCTTTCGCTACTGGTGGCATTGGCGACGGTATCTTAGAAAACCGTACCCAAGTAGCTGCTAACGAGTTTGAACTTCGTGAAGTTACTGCTCTTGCTAAGCGTTTGATCTCTGGTACTTACATCGGTAATGATACTGATGAGCAAGTAGTAGTTACAATCCTTCCAATGATCTTGTCTGCTTTGGCTCGTGCTCACGCTCGTGCAATTGACGGTGCAATGACTATTGGTAACGCTAGTATAGTGGGTCTTTGTGGCGGAGCTGGAACTGACGGTTCAGGTTCATTCCTAGCTGCTGATTCTACTTCTGTAACTGACATCGCTGTTAACGGCTCTGTTCCTTTGACTGCTGCAATGCTTATGTCTGCACGTGGTGAGA